TTATAACAAACCATTCTATTGACAACAGAAGATCCTGTTTCTGGATAAAACCACATAACTTCACCAAATAAATTATTTAATCCTGCTGACACCATTTGATTACCAGAATTTAAATTTATACTATCATAAACAAAATCTTCTACTAAACATGGTAATGATTCTAATTTACCAGCATATCTAAAGAAACCATTCTCTGACATCCAGTATGCAGCACCATCAACCTCGACACATGCATTCTGTCCAACTAATCCACAGTTAGTTCCAACTTGTGCAAACGCAAACGTAAAAGGTTGACCAACAAAACG